TTTTCGGCGATGTACTTGGAGCGAGAGAACGCGCCGCCGATGAGGTGGCTGTCCAGTTGCCCCTTGAGGGCGTCTCGCTCCTTCACCACAGGCTCGAATTCCTTGCGCACCGACTCGACGGCTGCGGTCTTGACCTTCTCGACTTCGCCGGCATCCACCAGCTTTTTCGCGTCGAGATTCTGCACGATTCCCAGGGCCTTCCGCGCTTCATCGGGATCGTCGATTCCTTCGAACGTTTTGAGTTTCGATTCGGCCGATTCTTTCGCTTCGCGGTGCGATTTCGCTTCGCCGTTCAGGCGGGCTATGGTCGCAACCGTTCCGGGCGCATCGAACGCCACTTCCTTTCCATCGTCGTGGACATAAACAGGCTTGCCGTCGGAAACAACGACGTGCCCGTCCGCATCGAGCTTCAGTTTCATGACTGACTTTCCGGGCATCCACCCGAGTGCAATCGGCCATCCGGCCGGGAGAGCGCCCGCCATGCATCCGCAGGAGGGCAGTGGTGCGCCGCGAGGCGCGGTTGGTGGTTGCGCATGCAGGACTCGAACCTGCGACCGTCGGGTTATGAGCCCGCCGAGCTGCCGCTGCTCCAATGCGCAGAAACGAAAAAGCCCGCACGCGGCGGGCTCTTGGAATTCAAATGCGGAGGTCTACAGCAGCACGACGCGCTCGCCTCGCATGAAGCACAGCGCGCACAGGTACTGCCGGGTTCCGCCAGACGCGCGTCCGCTCCTGTAGAGCGCTCCGATTCGCGTCTCGATCACTTCTCGGCCACCGCACCGGTGGCAGTCGATCATGCTGGCCGGCTTGGGCGCGGCGCGCGAACGCTTGCGCACCCGCTCCACCGGGGAGTCGGGCGCGGGCGTGCCGGGGATGACGTGCAGGCGCGGCGGCATGGGCCGCACATCCTACACCCCCGCGCGCCGGAACGCACCCGGATGCCGCGCGCGCAGCTCCTCCAGAGTCAGCACCGCGCCGCGGTCGGTGTACAGCGCATCGAACGGCAGCTTTCCCTCGCGCATCAGCTTGCCGCGCGTAGGGCCGACAACCTCATCCTGCCGCTCTGCGCTCTGCTTCTTCAGCCAGTCGCCATAGCTCAGGTCCGCCGGAACTTGGCCGTCCATGCTGGCCCGAGTGCCTGCCGGCCAGTTCTCGCGAATGTCGATGCCGCTGATCTCTGAGAGCGACTTCAGCACCGCGACGCCAGACGACCGGCAGTTCCAGTGCAGCTTTCCGGGGCCACCTCCCCATGGGATCTTGTGCCCGATCGGCTCGTGCCGCTCGGTGTTGCGGTACTGCTTGCCGTCGCGGATTCGGCAGCCGTCCGACGTGCGCCCATCGAGGGTGGCTGACCACTTGATTGCCTTGATGATGTCGGCGTTCTCGGCATGCGTGGCGTCGCGCACGTTGGCTGCAAGATGCTGGATCGCGGTGCGCACCACCGCCTGCGCATTTCGGCGGTCGATCTCGAGAATCCCATCGCTGTACTGCGCCGCCCGCGTGCCGCGCACCTCGCGCACCATCTGGTCAATGGTCTTGCCAGTGGTGAATCCGCTGCGAATCGTTTCGCGGATGCGCCACATGCGCCGCTCTTCGATATGCTGCGCCCACTCCCGAAGCAACCGCCCCTGAAACGGGCGACTCATCGCGGCGGCATACACCTGCGCAGGCTCAACGCGCACGAACGACACCACAGCCGCCACGGGCTCAGGCACGGCAGCGCGCAGCATGTCCGCCTGCACGCCGGCCTCGACCTCCGCGAACCGCGCAAGTTCTTCAGTCAACTCGCGCTCGACCGCTCGGTAAGCCGCCAGGTTGACCGCGCGCACGCTCGAAAGCACGAGTTCCAGCCGCTCGACCGTGAACGCCTCGCCATCCATCCGCGCCAGTGCGCCTTGAATCGCAGCAGATAAGTCCGCATCCGCGCGGTTCAGCACACCGATCATCCGGCGAACGACGTGCGTGCTGTACTGCGCGAGGTCTACCTGATGGCTGATCGTGGCGTCGCGCAGCGCCTCATTGGCCGTTGGCATCGATGACACCAAGCGCCGGACCTTGCTCGGCAATGCGCTCGCGCTCGTCGTCGAACGTCACGCCAGGCCCAAGGATGCTGCGCCGCTTGAACTCCTCGATCAGCGTCTGGTCGCTGATCTTGCCGGCAGTGTTGGCCGACAGCAGAATCTGCGCGCTCGCTTCGGCCATCGTGCTGGCGGCATAGTCATCGAACAACTTCACATGCCCGCCCTGCGGCTCGCCGATCCAGTCGGCCATGATCTGAAGCGCGGCATCGAACGCATCTTGCGCGCTGGCTGCGATCTCCTGAAGAACCGACATGCCCACGGCGTTTTCGGTCCTCACCTGCGTGGCAGTGATCTTGCCGGGCTGCAACACCAGAAGCTCCGCGCCGGCCTGGCGCATCTGCTCTTCGAGCGCGGCAAGTTCCTGCCTGCCAATGCTCACCGACTCGGCAGACCCCTGCGCAATCTCGATGCTTGCGCCCGGCGGCAGGCGCATGAAGTAGTCCGCGCCGACCGTCAGCTCGGCATCAGGATCGCCGCCCACGATCGCCGCAATGCGCACCCGCGCGAACCGCACCGACTTCTGTTGGTCGCTGCTGTCTTGCCAGTGCTGCACGTTCATGTGGGCGACGTTCATCAACGGCGGCTCGCCCAACATGAAGCCCGCGCGCTTGCCGTACACCGGCACGAACGGCACAACGGGAAGCGTGGACGTGCCCGACTCGTGCGGAGCCCACTCGCCCCCCTTGGCCTTGCGGTACGTCGCCCACGCGCCCGGCGTGAGCACGCGCACTTGTTCGATCTCGCGCTCGCCAAACTCGCCGTCGTCCTCGCTCACAGTCTCGCGGATGCGAAGCTGGGTGATGACATGCTGACCATCGACGACTGAAGAGCGCCATCCAAGGATGTCGGCCTTGCGCACGGCCACGAAGTACGGGCGCAGGTTGCGCGCACGCTCATCTGCGCGAGTTCGCACACCATCGGCGCGCGGGTACTCCACGAGAATGCCCGCCAGCCCTTCGCCCAGCGCGTGACGGAACACGTCCGCGCAGAACACGTGCAGATTGCGGCCCTGCAGGTCGATGTTCTCGCACCACGCGCGGATGCGCGCCGGCACGTCATCGCCAATCGTGATCGGCTTGGAAAACGGCTTGCTTGCCAAAGTTGACACGGTGCGGTCATACGCCGGAAACAACACCGCGCAGTCAACCCGCGTGCGGTGCGCCTGCACATCCTCGTTCGGCCAGCGCGGCAAATAGCGCTCGCCAGCCGCGCGCATCGCACGCGTGCCGCCCATCAGCGCCTGGACAAGTTCCAGGTCGGCTTGCTGTGCTGCGACGGCGGCGGATGGCGTTGCGACGGTAGACATGGGCTCCTAGA